AGAATCACAGAGCGGAAATTAGGGTTGTAAATATCATATAGTACGCTATTCAGCAACACCCACGAGTTGTGCGTTACGGTGAAATCATTGGTAAGATACAACGCAGATGGGTGACTCACGCTGATACATCTGCATTTATCTTTGCCGACATACTCGTAACTAACTATGCGCTTTGTTGGAGTGGAAACACCTCCATTATAATCCTTACTGCGCTCTTTCTTGCGTTTAAGGCGGAAAAGCCTGTCACTATCCTTTATTTTTATATATAGGTCGTAGACATCAGCGCACTCAATATATGTGCCATTTTTCTTATAGCCAGCCTTGTTCTTTGAAATGGTGACATAAGCACCAAGTGAACGAAGCACAAACGCCATATCCTCAGCAAGATTCGGGCTTATGGTTGAGTATGAGCAGTGACCTCGCTTATCAACAGTACCGTCAGTGTCCATCAAGCCTTGAACCAACGCCCATCGTGTATCTAACGGGGCGTATTTATAGATATTTGGGATAAACTTTGTATAGGAGTCGCAACCATTCAGTTTCAACCCAAATATATCTTTGCGCAGTATTTCGCTTTTCAATTGATAGTCGCAACAATTATCCATTGATTTGCGTCTTTTGGAGCATGATATGCCTGCCTTTATAAAACTTTCAATCAACTCGACATCTGTTGAGGAAAATAATCCGGCACTATCTGAAGCCTCTTTCATGGCCTTATCTGTAATACAGCCGTCGCCGAGCATCGCCCCGATAATATAAGGGTCGGATTGCGGTTTATACCACCCCGCAAAAGAACGAGTGAATTTTACAGGTTCACAAAGAGGCACTAAGAGTCGCGACGGCTGTTTTGTCTTAAACTCTCCGTTGCTCTGGCGGTCGAGGTAGGACATAATCATCTCCATAGTCCACAACTCCCAATCCGCGTCTTGCCCTGTGCCGTTCAATTTTCTGCGTTTATGCGAGACGTTGGTTTTCTTGATTTTCCACAAATGGTCAGCAGTGCAGTCCACGTGCGTGCCATCTGAAAAATTCAGCCGGAAAACATCGGTCACCCCAAGTTCATGGATTTTAATCACTCTCTGTATACCTCCGTCAATAGAGGTGATGATGTTACCGAGCTTTAGGTCGCCCATCTTGCGCAACCCGAAAGGAGTGACTATCGGAGCAGAGTACGGCTCTCCCTTGCCGCCGCCTCGACAGCCGCCGCCAATCACAATATCGGCATCAGAGGAGAGTATATTTTCCTGCCCTCCTGCCTGTATAGCCTTGTCGTTGGACTTCTTGCTGTCTATCGCTTCCCTTACGGACACAATGGCATCGTAGGACACAACTTTGCGCCCGTCAAGGAATGTCATTATATCCGTGCCTTTTCTCATAAAAAGAAAAGCCGGAAGTCCGCTGTAAAGCGAAAATCCGGCTTTATGAAAGCTCTAATGTGGTTATTCAAATGCAAATTTAGTCTTTTTTCGGGAAAATAACATTATTTTTCTTGTGTAATTATTTTGTTTTATAGGAAAATAAACCTAATTTTGCGGTGATAATACGCCGATATGAACATAATTGCAAAGAAAGACACCGACCAGACAGACGGAAGCGACCGCAACAGGCTTGCGGTATGCCCTCGTTGCGGGCAGAAACTTTTTGAAATAGAAAGTCTGCACACAAAAGGTCTGTTCCGCCACAAGTGCCGCCGATGCAAGATGTACATAAAGGTTGCAGTAATAGATAAAGAAGATTAGATTTAGGTTAATAGCGCGGTAGAGCAGTTGGTAGCTCGTTGGGGTTCATATCCCAAAGGTCGGCGGTTCGAGTCCGCCCTGCGCCACAAATTACATAACTCCGCAAGGAGAAAAGCCAAAGAGCTTCAATGACGAGCAGCAATGCTCCGATTTGAAGCTCTTTTTTTTATTTAACAATCTGACAGACAAATGGAAAAAGAACAAATCTTATCAACTATCAACGAGAAACTTGGAAACACCAATTTCTCCGAAAAGACTATCAGCGACTATGTTGACGCATTCATTCCCGAAACAGAAGAGAATCCCGATTTTGACAAACACGTCGGCTTTCTCAAATCACTCTACGGAAATTTCAGCGCCGATGTAGCCAAACAGGTGAACGAGGCTAAAGCAAAACTTCAAACCCCACCTGCAAACAAGCAGCAGCCCGACGATACCCGTTACGCCGCTCTTGAAGAGAAGTTCGACAAGCTCATGGGTAACTATGAGGAGCTGACTGAACAACTCGCACAAAAGGAATCAAAGCTAACGCAGGAACAGCTCATGTCGCAGGTCAAGGCTGAAATGAAAAATCAGGGCGCGACTGACGAATATGTGCTGAAACAAACTCTCCGTGGCGTTACGTTCGACGCGAAAAAATCCGTCGCTGACCTCGCAAAAGAGATGCTGTCCGCCTACGATTCCGAACTGACAGCTTGTCGCGGTAAGGGTGCCGCGCCCCGCAATGGTGGAGATGGAGGAGGTGGCAGCAAAGGTAAAAATGCCGCAGATTCCTATTTCGCCCGCAAGCAGAAAAAAGAGGGATGGGGAAAACAGCCCGAAAAGTAACAACCATTAAAAATTAGCAATCATGGGAATCCTACAGACAGGCAACACCTTTGACAACCTTAACTTCAAGCAGGGGCATAGCCGCAAGGTATGGCGCGAAACTCGCCGCCAATGGCCCGCAGGAGGTAAGATAACCAATGTCGCCGACTGGGTAGCCAAAGGCAAAATCCCCGCCGGAACACCCTGTGCCTATGCCGTAAACAAAGACACAGGCGAAAAGACTATCAAGTGCTACACTGACGAGCAGATAAAGGCAGCAGAAACAGGAGAGGGGTCAGCGGGCATTGATTCGCTCGGCATTAACGGCTACACCGACCGTGACACACCAATTGCCTCAGCCAAGACTCAGGCAACCGCTACTGCCATCCGTGACGGCGACATATACGAGTATATGTTTGACAACGATGTGGCAGAAATCCTCAAAGCCAACACCAAGTGCCCGCTCGTGGTATTTGTGCTTTAACCAACCATTAAACAGACTAAGCAATGAATAGAAACCCCGATTTTGACGGCACCCTTCTTGGCATTATCGCGCTCTCGCTGGGAGAAGATACATGGCAGGAATGGGTTGACCGATATTTGGAGAAGTATGACGGCCTCACGGTTGACGGCTATCGCCTCGCTCCGCTGAAACGCAACTACACGTTCCAGCAGATTATCGCCTCGACAGGCGCAACTCCGCTTCCCACATGGGTTGACCCTGAGTCTCCGGGTTACGAAGTTGCTCTGCGCTCACTTTCCGGCAACACTGGGAATATTCCGACAGCAAAGCAGTTCTATCGCTTCAATCGTGTTATCATGCGCGAGCAGATGCAGCTGATTGACGCTTGCCGTGGCAATCTTCCCGACGGTACGCAGGAAATCTTCATGGGGCTTATGGACGAGTCCACAGACGGACTTATCAAGTCGTATCATAACGCCCTTGTGCATCAGGCAGACCGTATCAATTCCACTGGCTATTTCGTACTCGCCGCAGACAACAACCCCCGTGGCTATCATGACGTGAAGATTGACTTCAACATTCCGTCAAACCATTTCGACACTCTGACTGGCACGGAACGTTGGTTCACCGACACTGACGGTTCAATGACCACAGCCGGAACGAAGTCCGACCCAATACAGTATTGCAAGGACAAAATCAAGGAGATTCGACGCAAGTATCACATCTATGCGCCAATCGACATCCGTATTTCCGAGGAGCTTTGGGAAGCCGTATGTCAGCACCCGAAAGTCCGCTCGAAAATTGCGGTCAATAAGAACCCTCTTGCAACCGACAACGCGCTTGTCAACATCGCCGCAGAGCTGGAAGACGAGGAAATCAAGACCCGTTTTGCAAAAATGGTCAAGGCGAACAGTATCATCGTGCGTGATTCCAAGGCGTTCGTTGACAAACCCGGTGTGAACGAGGATGGAGAGAAAGACCTCGTCACTGTTCAGATTGACAACTTCGAGCGCAAGAACATTTCGTTCATCCCCTCTGGCAATATCGGTGAGATTCAGGGTGTGAAGCCTCTCGCTCTCGGCTACGACCCGGACGAGATTGCATACCACGACGGCAACCGCCTCCTTCTGACTACCCGCGCTCACAAGGAGACTCACTCAATCTATGTCGAGTCCGAGTTTGCTCAGATTTGCGTTCCGTCAAACGTCAATGCAATGTTCATCTCCACCGTAACCGCGTAACCACGATGAGCGAGGACACTCCCGACATATTACCCGAAGTTCCTGAAGTCGAGGTTTACACCGTCAAGGAATATCTGCAAGACATCTCTCCGTTGCTGACGGAGGGTGTTTTGCGGGTGATTCTTGCCAAGCGTCGTCTTTCGCCCGAAATGCCATTAGACGATTTGGACGAAAGGGAGCTTGACTTGGCGGAAGCAGAGGTGTACTTCCACCTCTCCAATCTTCCCGTCGGAGGCGCGACCACGAAAGAGGTTGACGGCTCTTGGAGTCACACTGACGGAGGCTGGACGGTGAGTGGTGCGAATATCGCGGAGTGGTATCGCAAATATGCCGCTCTCCGGGAGAAGTGGGGCGAGGAAGTGATAACCAAGCGCAAAATCCGCATAATCAATCTGTGAGCATGAGCGACAATCCACGTTTTCCGCATCAGTGCGTAATCTACCGCAGGGAGGGAGCCACGAGCTTCAACCCCGAGGGTGTGATTAAGGAAATCTACAAGGGGGCGTGCCGCAAGAGCAGTTCCACCAACATCCGCACGTTCAACACCGGCACGAACACCACGGGCAAGGTTGACATCGCGGACTACCGCATAAGTGTTCCGGGCATTGTCAAGGGAATCCAAAAAGGTGACCTTATCGACGTGACCGACCTTGTAGGCACTGGAAAGGGGATGCGTATTGTAATGATTGACGCGACACAGCTTATGGGCGGAGGTACTGCGGTTTTGTGTAACACTCCAAGCAACTAAGGCTATGAGCAACGCAGGTGCATTACGGAGAGGAGCGCAGATAGCTAAGGATTTGATAGCACGTCATGTCCTGAACAAGATATTTGTTCCGGCGGCGAAAGAGCTTATACAAGCCGCCACGCAGGGACGAATATTTGCCGGACACAACATGACGGGTAACACCATCAACTCCTATGCAGCAGGTGTGTATGTCAACGGGCAGCTCGTCCATATCGAGACCTCGGCTGGAAGCATATCCAAGCCTCTGCGTCGCAAACTCGGCAGAGGGCAAAGATTCTATGCCGGAAGCCAGCGATGGGACGGGGAGATGCAGGAGCATACGTTCACAGCCCAAGCCGGAAGCAACGGAACTATGGAGGCAGAGCGAAGCATTGCTTTCCTGCAATCTCATAAGCCGTCACCGAAAGGTTGGGTTTTGGTGGTCTGCAACGGCGTTGAATACGCCTCGTACCAAGAAAGCGAGATGAACATTGACGTTCTGACCGCCAACTTCGACTATGCCAAAATGTTCATGCCCTCAATGTTTCACCCCATGCCTGACTGACTATGAGCAAGATTGTATTTCCCAGAATGGCAGTGATGCAGTCGCTTGACGAGCTGACGGCAGACATCACGCCCAACCGCTTCATCACAACACGCCCCAATGCCGTAGGCGAGCAGATGCAGGAGTTTCTGCTAATAAGCCTCAACAACATCGAGGACACGGCAGACACCTACCAGCTCACACGAGGCAAAATCTCAATTTTCGTGCGTGACGTGCAGGGCGGATTGGAGAACACGTTTCGGCTCAATCAGTTGCAGGAGGCTGTGACAGGTCTTTTCCCGATACGCACAGACCTCTACCTCGCCACCAAACCGCTGCTTCTTGCCGGAGGCTCTGACGGCGTGGGATTCCACACGCTCATCATCCAATTCAACATCAGAATCCACAAGGATTTTGACATTCATCCAACAGAAAAATTAACTCTCTAAACTCATAAACAATGGAAGCAACCGAAATTACCGCCACAAAGAATCCGAGCGACCTTCATGATGTCCTCGGTCGTGTTGAGAAAGTGTTTCTCAACAGAGCAATCAACCAGCTCCCGTCGGCTCTGACCGGCACATTTGACTTCAAGCTCCCGATTCTTAACGAAAGTGTGACGTTCAACATGGGCGAGGCTGACGTAACCCGAATCAAACTCATCGACCAGACCAACTGGACTTCCTATGCCAAGAAGGGTGATCCCGACATTTCGTTTCAGGTTCCCTCATTCTCTGACGAAATCGCATCGCTTCTTGGCAACAAGAAAGGCGCATCATCCACCAATGCGACTCTCGGCGTGAAGTTCCAAGGCTACTCCGCCACACCCAAGAAGGTAGAGTGTTCGCTCCTTTTCGTGTCTGACGATGAAAAGGTAGTGGTCTACCTCCCCAACGTGGAGATTTTCGCAACTCCAGTCGTGGGAGATGGCGATAATCCCGCATACTTCAACTGTGTGCTTACTCCCATACCCGACAGCACAGGCGCAGACTACTACATCGGTATCAAGACAACCACGGAAGCC